TTATTCATTCAGGAGCCTGAAGTGCTTGCTGAATATTTCCTGCCAACCACTAACCATGTTTACGCAACCGCAGCCGCATAATCCAAAGCAGCCAACTACAATATGGGATAAGGCTTCCCGTTTATTCTTTGACCGACTGAGTGAGGGTGAGTTTATTCAAGCCTGTTGGTTAAAAGCAGTTACTGAAGCAGCGCCAGACGTAGCAATTATGGGTTCAGGGCGTGTGCCAACTAACCAAATCGTTTGGGAAGGGTGGGGTTTTAACGACATACACGCCAATAACAGCAAACCAATTCTGTATGTCGGCTGGCATCTACTGACAGCACCTGACCAAATCATGGTCGTACATGATCAACAGTATGCAACAGAGGTTAAATCAAAGGCTCTGCATGCGTACTACATGAACGTAATCATCGACACTAAAGAGATCACCGAAATTTTAGAGGCTGCACAGCGCCTAAAGATGGAACCGCTATTTGTTTTCCATCTTCGTGGTGAGGAAGATCCGCATCCATCAGAATACGTGGGTGACTTTGATAAAGCTCCGCCTCTCAAGTCTTACTACGTAGCAACATTGGATGTTCTGGATGGCCTTCAGGAAATGATGACCAATGGCAAACGCGGTTACAGGATACCACTGAACAAGCTAACGCCAGCTGCTACATGGTTAGGAGTAGAAGATGCTGAGTGAACAGCAAGCTGCCTTTATTGAGGCATTTGTAGATAACGGTGGTAATGCCATTAAGGCTGCTAAAGCTGCCGGATATGCAGCAGATCGGAGTAATGCCTCAAAATTAGTACGCCGCTTATCTGCCGAGATAAATTCTCAGCTTCAACGCAAGATGGCGTCTAAGACTTCGATGGCTTTATCCGTGCTTGAATTAATCATGTCTGATCCAACAGCAGCACCACGTGATCGGTTACGTGCAGCTGCGGAAATATTGGATAGAGCAGGTGGCTTATCACGTCACAGCACATCGCATGTTCAGGTAGCTGACAAAGGTTTTAGCTACACAGACTCAGATGGAAACTTACGTATGGGCATTGTCGGTAAATCTGAGTTTGTATTACCGCCAAAGCAGGTATTGAACGAAGACGAAGATGACTGACGTCAGAATTGGTGTACACATGCGTCAGGCTCATAACCTGAAGTTCTGTGCATCACAGAATGATTCAGAGATTCTATTAGATTCATAAATATGAGAGCGTGAAAATCTTCTGTAACCCGCAGAAACATTGGGTTTAGTGGCTTTTCGTCTATGACTCATTGTCAGCTAACTATGACAGATTGTCAGTTTATCTATGACAGATTGTCAGTGAACTATGACGGATTGGAAGGTTAATCCACAGGCTTGATCCAGCCATTTGTATACACATTACCCTTAACTAACCTGACTAAGTTTTAGCTTCTTAGTCGGGTTTTTTTTCGTCTACGGATACGGTTTCAACTGTGCCCTCACGTCTAGCTTTTCTGCCTACGCTTGAGGCCTGTAGTTCATTAAGAGCCTCTATTCTTTCCTGTGGTGTCTTATCTATCCAAATAACGTCAATCTCATGCACCTGACGGCCATCCTTAAATTCCATCCACTCAAGCCTGAACTCTGCAAGATGGTTCAGCTCTGCAACAGCTGGAAGCCATGCGCGTCGTTTGAAATCGCCGTACAGCTTAAAAGCATCTCTTGGAACGCCTAACGCATCACGCCAGTCAGCTACCGTCTTTTTGATGGTCTGATGGTATTTCAGCCTTCTTCTGCTCTCTATCAACTCATACAGAGCCAGACTGTACTTAGACTGCAATGACAGCATCAGCTGCTTATGCATCCGTGTGTAGATTGTGCTGTCAGTGATCACATCAACTAGCAGGTCACTGAACTTGAAATATACGTAGCCTCTACCGTGATCTATCGGTCTATCTATCTCGATAAAGATAGGCGCCTGCTTGATATAATCCTGACCATCCCGATTAAACTTTAGTTCTATCTGTGCACCCATAACGCTACGCAATGTCTTTGTCAGACGTGCATCGCCTTCATTGGTAACCTTCAATTCGGAAATGGGGATACGGTGTTCATATCCCTTTTGGGTAATATCAGACCACGCAGAAGCAATCATAAGATTAAGGGACTTACGGGCTGCTACTGTAAGGGGCTGTAATTCACGGAATGACACAAGCTCTGTAGGTTTAATAAGGCTTCTTTCAGTCTGCCTTACATCTACAGTTTTCAGTTTAGGCTTAGATTCCTGTGCCATGTCTGAATAATGACAGATTCTTTTAGTTAATGCGTCATATTTCTTTATGCCCATTCTGTAATTTGGTCAGCCCATATCGTGTCCACTGTGTGCAAAATCACGACAGTGTATTGATATTACTTAGCTTTTTTCGTGTAACATTCCGTGCCATAAATTAAGCAGCTGACAGGACATAAGAGCCGAAAGATGCCGCGATTATCCAAACTAGAGTTTTCTAGAACCTACAAAATCAGCAGGCCTACATTAGATCGGCGTATAAAAGCTGGTCAGATAAGCACCACGCTTGAGCCTGATGGCAGCGTTGTTATCGATACCTCAGAAGCAGATCGATATGGGTTAAGGCCACGCAGAAGGTCAGGCTCGGATGATAGGGTTGGCGGAGCTTCAGCAGCACAACTTCAGACTAAATTAGAGATGACAGAGAAGCTGCTTGCTAAAGCAGAAGCAGAATTAGAACGCGCTAATGAGAATACGGAAAACTGGCGTAAGCAATTAACCGCCAGCATGGCTGTTCTAACTGATCAAAGGGACAAAGCTGTCCGTCAGGCAGACACGGCACAGAGTAAGGCTCAACAACTAGCTTCAGCGGTAGATGGTCTACAGACAGCAAAGCTGGAAGCTGATTACAAACGCAGGGCACAGAACGATAAATTTAAGCAATTAGCTGACGCCTTTGCTGATCAGGCTGCACGTATGGCTAAAGAAACAGCTGACGCCAAAGCAGAGTTAGAGGCCTACAAAGCTAGATCATTCTTCCAAAGGCTCTTTGGTCAATAAAGTTCAACTTGAACTAATTTTCCAAACGTTTGGCTTTTTTAAGCAGCTTCATCTTTCAGCTGATCACGTACAGCATTGTAGGGAATATCTAATTCCCTGCTAATCTTTCGTAGCGATAATCCGTCAGCCTTTAGACGGTACATCTTCTGCACGGTAACCTTTGGAATATTGCGCTCCGGTCTACCTAATTTCACGCCTCTAGCTTTAGCTTTAGCCAAACCGGAATGAATACGTTCCTTAATCATTGCTGCTTCTAGTTCAGCAAAGATCGATAACATGCCAAATAAGGCTTTTCCGGCTGGTGTAGCGGTATCTATGGCCTGTTGCTTGATAAATAACTCCGCACCAGCTGCATGTATTTCACTCAGTATCGTAATCAGGTCTTGGTTTGATCGTCCCAACCTATCTACTGACCACACACAAAGCCTGTCTGCCTCTCTGCGTGTTAACATCTTTAAGGCTTCATCTAATGCAGGGCGTTTATCCCTGCCTTTTGTGCCGGATATGCCATGATCCATCAGCACAGCTACAACTTCCCAACCTGCTTTGAGAGCTACTTCCTCTAATTCCAATAACTGTCGGTCTGTTGATTGCCCTGTAGTGCTTACTCTCGCGTAGAGAATGGCTCTGCTTGGCATGGCTAAATCCTATCGGTTATTTACCATCAATTAGATCACCGATTTTTCTGGCATTGTAAAGGCACGGAATGCCTTATTTTTTTAGTGTCAGTTTTGGTTAATATGGGTTATGGATTTTTAACCAGTATAAAGTCTATGCAAAATCGGTTTTAAGCCACGTACACGCAAGTAATCATATTTTGGGTAGGTAGATAGCCTGTGATAGGAAGATGGGCACTCACGGACGCTCTGAGAGCCTTCTAGAGTCATGCGTGTACACATTGTAGCATGGGCACGGTATGGGCATGTAAATTTACAGGGTAGCCGGGCATGGGCCACCCGGTATGCCTACGTTATTATGTATACAGCGTTACACAGATCTTGTGTTCAAAAATTGACATGGTTTTACATGGTATATGTTTAGATAAGAGAAATTTGAGAGTTCTCAAAAAACCGAAATATGTCGGAAATTTTTGTTATATCACAGATTTCTAATGGTCCGACGGTCGGACCGTTCATAGTAATTAGTACAGAGTTTTATTCATATTACTTACTTATGCTGCAGTATTCTTAAGCATAGCTATTGACAGGGTATCTAATTACATGCTATAACTACGTAAGTAGGTTCTTAGGAATAAGGCTTAAGAATTGTTTATAGTATAAATTCTATATATAATTATTATAATAATATTATATTATATAATTCTATGCTGCAGAATAGAATCTTAAGAATGTCCAATAGCAACCTCATACGGTAAAAAGCTATATTTCATATAAATAACTGATTTAATTATATAAATTAAGCTCTTCCGTATTATATAAACTACCACATTTATGTGACAGTTTTATGACCGTTTAGGTCATTTATGTACTCCGTGACAGGGTACAAGATGCATCAAGGAAAAAAATCATGAAATCACGATATTATCCTATAAATTTTGCTGTGCCTGACTATGCAGCAGCAAGGCTTTATGACTGCGTTATAGCTAAAAATAGAGAGGCTTCACCTGAAAGCCTCAATCACGCTCTAGAGCGTTTATTCATTCAGGAGCCTGAAGTGCTTGCTGAATATTTCCTGCCAACCACTAACCATGTTTACGCAACCGCAGCCGCATAATCCAAAGCAGCCAACTACAATATGGGATAAGGCTTCCCGTTTATTC